CTACTGGCCGGAGCATTCGGCGCGGTACTGCGCCACGGCACCCCGGATGAAGGTGCTCAGCTCCGATCCTTCATAGCCGGCGATCTCGCCGGCTACGCGGGCGGCAGCCTCGCCTTCGGGGTCCTCGCTGCTCCCGATGTCGATGCCGCGCTTCTCTTGCGCGGCCGCCCAGCTCAAGCCCACCTCGTAGGGGGCCGCCGTCTCGGCCCAATTCCAGATGGCGGCCCAGTCTCGGGCCGAGCCTTCGAGCTCGACCTGGACCGCGAGGAAGGCCATTGGGGCCGGAAGGTTGCGGGCTACGCCCACCGCCTCCGCGAGGCCCCAGCGGGCCAGTCGGCCCGCCAGGTCCCGCGTACGAGGCGGGACAAGCCACACCTCGAACCTCGCAACCGGTTCCGAAGAACCGGCCGGGTCCTCGGTCGAGATGGCCAGCCGCTCCTCACCATCCGGCTGGATTCGGATGGTGGCGACTCCGCGGAGGCGGAGTCGCTCGGCGAAGCCGGCGCCCGCGGCCTCGAGGGCCGCGTCCCAGGAGGCCCCATCCGAGGCCTTGCGCCGCCCCTTACCCAACACCTGCGCCCAGCGCAGGCGATAGGTGGAGGCGTCGTCTCCGCCGAGGCCGGAGGGCCCGCCTTCCCCCCGGAGCTCGCTCCAAATGAGGACCAGGGCCAAGACCTCCTTTTGGAGGTCCCGGGCCTCCGGGAGGAGGCGGGACGCCTCCTCAAGGGCCACGGCCTTGGCGGCCGTGGTCCTGGCCATGTGCCTTTCAAAGGCACCGGTTCTAACGGCCCAGTCCAGCGCTGGGCCAAAGAGCCCCGCCTCCTGGAACTTCTCCCTGGCCGCCTCAGCGGTGGGGAGGTTGGCGAGCAGGGTAGCGGCGGTCGAGGTAACGTTAGTCATGGCTAGGAGCTCCGTTGAAAGGAGCAGGGTTCATTCCCTGCTCTCTTCACCGGGCGAAGCCCGTGAAGTTGGGTAGCCGTAGGCTACCCGGTGTGGAAGTGGGGTAGCCGTAGGCTACCCGGTGTCAAGGTGTCATCAAAAAAAGGTGGGGGGCATGGGGAGAAATAAAACCCGAGACCCCGGGGGGGTCATTTTCATTTTTGGGGAACGCGGGGACCCCACACTGCATTTACACAAACCCAACACAACTCTTAAAAGAGGTAATTTTTTAGTAAATTAAATCCTACTCCATGAAAAAACCGCTCAACACCGAGCGGTTCTTCAGTCCCAACTAGTTACGAGGACTCACTTCTTCTTGGTTCCAAATTTTGGATACACTTCACCCAGCCTCTCTCTCTCTAGAGGTTTTATTCTTTTAGTTGGGATGTGCTATATACTACCTAGAACGTCTCCGAGGAGTCAACTCCATGCTCACTCTCGAACAGGTAGCCAAGGCACTTCCACCCAACCTGAAGAAGGCAGCCACCCAGGGTCTGGTGGACCAGCTAAACAATATAGCTTCAGATCCTGATTTGGCTGAAGCGATCCGGGATAACTTCCTATCGTACACCAAGGTCTTGTCTGAGGGCCGGTTCAAGGTGAAGGATTACCTGAACGCGGTGAAGTTCGTCAGCTACCGGCTGATGGGCTATTGCAATCAAGACGCTTATTTCAGGACTTTTCCGCATCGGCATCAGGCCTTGGTCGCCAAGGGCGCTCAGCCGAAAGACATCGCTGCTTATGTGGCGATGTACTCCAAGGGCAAGCTCGTCAATGCAATTATGGAGCAAGCCTTGGTTCCGACCTGGGTACTCAACCAGGATCTGTATCAGGAAGCAATCAACGTCCAGGCTAGCCTGATGCTCAATGCCAAGAGCGAGATGGTGAGGATGCAGGCAGCCAACTCCCTACTCCAGCACCTCAAGCGCCCGGAGGCTGCGGCAACTGCTCAGGTCAACATTGATCTGCGTCAGACCTCTGGGATGGACGAGCTCAAGGCGACCCTGCGCGAACTGGCTCAGCAGCAGCAGGCTTTGATCCGCGACAGTGGTGTGTCCCCGAAGCTCATCGCCGACCAGGCGATCGTAGAGGTCGAGCCGGAATGAGTACCCAAAAACAAACTCTCGACGACCTGCTCAACAAGGTCAGCTACCAGTTCTTGAACTCGAGCGAATACGTGCCGAGCGAGTTCGCTCTCACGTTCATGAACTTCATTAAGCTCGTGAACTGGCCTCAGGGCGAGAGCAACAAGACCCCTCCGGTCCACCTGGCAATGCTCGACAAGATTGCCACCCGGAGTCCCTACATCGTCAACCTCTGCTTCCGAGGGGCCGCCAAGACTACTCTGTTCATGGAGTATTTAGTCCTATTTCTGGCAGTCTTCCATCACCTGCCAGGCTTTGGTCCAGTGGAGGGAATCATCTACGTCACCGACTCGATGGAGAACGGGGCCAGGTCAGCCAGGAAAAATATCGAATATAGGTATAATAACTCGGACTTCCTGAAGACCTGGATCCCCGAAGCCCACTTCACCGATAGCTATATCGAATTCACCAATAAAAACGGTGAAAGGCTCGGTGTTCGGCTCTTCGGTGCCAAGACCGGTCTCCGGGGAACGAAAATCTTCAGCAAGCGCCCGGTGCTGGCGATCCTCGACGACCTCATCGCTGACGAGGACGCCAACAGCAAGACGATCATGAAGACCATCCGAGATACGATATATAAAGGTGTTTTTTATGCCTTGGACCCGACCCGGCACAAGGTCATCTTCAACGGAACGCCCTTCAACAAAGAAGACGTCATCGTTCAGGCTGTAGAATCCGGAGCCTGGGACGTCAACGTCTGGCCAGTCTGTGAACACTGGCCTTGTGAGGAGAAGGAGTTCTCCGGGGCTTGGCCCGACCGCTTCACCTACGAGTACGTCAAGAAGCAGTACGAGATGGCGATGAGGAACGGGGAGATCGATGCCTTCCTGCGTGAGCTCATGTTACGGATCTCGGTTGCTGAGAACCGTCTGATCCAGGACACGGAGATTCGCTGGTACTCGAGGCAGAAGCTCCTCGAGAATCGCCACTTCTATAATTTCTATATTACTACGGATTTGGCGACCTCGAAGAAGCAGAGCGCCGACTGGAACGTCATTTCAGTCTGGGCTTACAACGCCAACGGTGACTGGTTCTGGGTGGACGGGATCTGCAAACGCCAGACGATGGATAAGACGCTGGACGATCTCTTCCGGCTGGTCCAGGAGTACAACCCCCAACAGGTCGGAATCGAAGTTACGGGTCAGCAGGGTGGCTTCATTCCTTGGTTCCAGCAGGAAATGATGACTCGTAACATCTGGTTCAACTTTGCCAGCAACCAGAAGAACAACGAGCCGGGAATTCGTCCTACCAAGGACAAGCTTACCCGATTCAACCTCGTTGTTCCTTGGTTCAAAGCTGGGAAGTTCTACTTCCCGTTGGAGATGAGAACGACGCCGATCATCGGCGAGTGTATGAGCCAGCTGGCTCTGGCGACCATTGAAGGATTCAAGGGAAAAGATGATTTTCTCGATACGATCTCAATGCTTGCTTACTTGAAGCCCTGGAAACCCTCTGCTACCCTTCCAGCAAATGAGCAGGCAAGGGGGCTCTGGAGTGAGCCTTCAACTGGTCAAGCCAATCCACTCTCGTCGTACATTGTCTGAGGAAGATTATGCCCCCGAAACCACTCGGACTGACGCTCAACGAATTCTTTCGTAATTTGAGCTACGGCGAGTTGAGCAATCTTTCGATTGCGGTGGAAAGCATTGGGACGATCAAGAAGTCCCAGCAGAACCGAATCGTCCACTACATCAACGTAGGCCTTCTCGCCCTTCATGAACGCTTTCCACTGATCCAGGAAACGCTCGTCATTCCCCTGACACCTGGATTCGGGATGGCTCAGACTCTGCCCCCAGACACGATCCAGGTCCTGTCAATTCAAGACCCTTCGGGCAAATCGCTGGACTTCACCACCGTCCCGAGGCCCAAGGGGATCTATATTTACAACCAGATTCTCAACGTACCACCTCAGGACGAGGAGCTAGAGCTCACCGTCCGGCTACAGAAGCGGCATCCGACTCTCGAACCGGTGATCGAGGACGTAGACCTCGAACAGCGCATCCAGCTCATCCCCGAGCTGCATAAGGCCCTGTCAGCCTTTGTCGCCTCCGAATTTTATGGAACGATGGGTACCCAGGAGACTCTGGTCCTCTCGGCCCAGTATCGAA